ATATCATCATATCCAGAAACACTACACATTCTCCCTATTGTTTATATGTAACTCCATAGCATACTTCACAGCCTCTTTTAAAGGGTTGTGAGAGCTTAAATTAGTTTCCTTATCATTTTCATCATCCTCATCTTTCTTAGCGTCTTTAACAGCCTTCTTAGAGTCTTTATCTTCAGAGTCCTCTACTTCTTGATCCTCATCAGTAAACTCTATAGGTTGACTAGTTACGAAAATAAGCTCTGGTACTTCACCATTAAGCTCTAAAATTTCCTCAATAGAATCTAATATCTCATCCTGGAATGTTCTAATAACTGTAGAGTTGAATAACTGTGAAGCCACCATTATCTCATCTGAATTAGAAGCTAATCCATTACCTCCGTCTTTTATACCTAATAACATAGGAGACGTAACTCTGTGACCTACTAATATTTTATGCATCGCTTCATTAGCTAAATATTCATAGTGCGAAGGTGCATCGTTCAAAGATATATCTTCAACAGTTGCTTGATTATCAGCTGACTCATTAAATGCTACAATTACTTTTTGCCCTCTAGATCCAGTTAGTTTGTTTTTAACGTCTCTAGTGATTTGATTTCTTTCCTCAGCACTAGGCACTCCGTTATTAAAGTTTATTACCTTAGTACCAGAGAATGAGTTTTTAGCTTCGTTTAATAAGTAGTCAGCTATTTCATTTTCAAGCTCACAATAAGGTAAAGCACCAGAGTATCCTACTGGGCTAAAATATGAGTATCCACTTACATAAGGCTTTATTATCATTAATTCAATAGCCTCCTTTGAGTTTCCGAATGTAGGTATCTTAGTTAGTTTGTCTGAAGGTCTTTTATTCAACCAATCTGGGTGATAGTAGTAACAATTAATCACTCCTTCAGCGTCCATTTTTTCTGGTCTTAAAGTGTGAATTGGGAAATGCTTTATCTTAACGACCTTCCTATTGTTTCCAGCTTTATTATATATAACTTGCATAGCTGATTGCCCTAGCATTTTACGCTCTAGAATGATCTTCTTTAGACATCGATGCCCTATTACACTACGAAGTTCCTTAACCTCCTTAGAATCGATCTTAGAGCCTTCTATAGCCAATCCTTTACCGTATATTAAATCACTGATGGACCTTATGGCAGCGTTATTGGTTGCTGACTGTAGATATTGCTGTATTAAAAAAGCGTAGTAATTATTATCTTCACCATAAGCTACATATTCCTTTTGCTTATCTTCGATAGCTTGTGGCATCTCGTAAGCTGATAAATTGATTAAATCTAAATTCATTATTCTAGTATTGTATAGTTATTATTAGTTACTTTCTGAGTGTATTTTGTCTCACTAGCTGAGTAGTTTGTTAAGTCTCTAGACGTAGTCTGGACCTTGCCTCTATATAAGACTTTTCCGTTTTTAATACATTCCAGTAAGTAAGAGGTTTCATCTTCTAGTTCACTGAATCCAGCATCATCTAAATTTAAAACAAGTTTATTATAGTAAGCATTATTTCCGTCTTCAGCAAAAAAAGAGTTTCCATCATCATAAGGGCTAAATGTAGCTGAAGCTGTGCTATTGCCATCTTTATACATATTGAATGTGAATGATGGATATACAGTCAATGACTTAGTCTCAAAGTTTAAGTTTATATATAAGCTCTGAAAGCCTCCTTCATTTATGTCTATATAGTTCATAAGTCCTTTATTTAAAAACAATATTCTACCCAATACAATACAAAAAGAGCCACCGATTAAGGTAGCTCTTATAGTTAGTAAGTAAGTTTAGGTATATTAAGCTCCTAAAGTTACTGTGAAATCGGTTGCGAAAGTACCTTCGTACTTCTTAGCAAATCCTTTTTCCATTGCAGCGAAAGTTAACTCATAACCAGATTTGTCTCCTAAAGAAGCTCCAGTCGATGTAGTTGCGTTCATTTCAGCTCCAAATTCCTCACCCATTACCCAGATGTCTCCATTGTTATCTTCAATTAAGATGTGAGGACGTCCGTAAGCTAATAATTTAACTTCTTTGTGAGTTGTTGCGTCTTGTTTTTTCAAAGACACTGTTAATGTTTGTTCAGCGAATGTAGTACCATTCTCTCTAGAGCTAGTTAATGATTGTTCAAACGTAGAAGCACCTCTTAAGTCGTACTTATAAACGTCAGTCCCAGCATTAGCCACTGTAGTAATCGTTTCGTCAGATGTAGTCATTACTCCGGCAGCTCCAAAATTTATGAAGTAGATAGCGTTCAAACCGCCAGCTGAGTCTTTACATCCCTCTAAACGACCTAGTGATATATTGCAAGCCATAATTTTATGTATTAAGTTATTGATTATTAGAGACTTAGAGGGCTTTTACACCCTCCTATCTCATTTGTTTATTCTAATTATACTACAGTTCTTAAAACTAATTCAGATCCGATAGCGTACTGAACACCAGCTGAATATCTCATAATTACACGAACATTTTGACTCCCATCAATGTCAGCTAAATCAATCAATTTAACAAGATTCTGGTCATTTTGCAATCCGCAGCCGAATGATAAATTTTCCTTTTCTCCAGCTACCATAACTCCAGCACTAAGACCGTTAGCTACAAATAATTTAACACCTTCGAAATCCATTTCAGTCTGTCCAACGTGGTAAAGATCTTTATATCCTAAAGCAGCTTGAGCTCTTACGTAAGAACGTGCATCAGCTTGAGAAATATAGATACTTAGTCCTTCGTTTCCGTAGATAGTTTCTGGAATTGCATCAACAACAGCACCTAAAGCACTAATAATATTTGAAGCGTCAGTAGCTGATCCAGTTACATCGATAACGTCAGCGTCAGCCGTCATTAAGTTAACAAGTCCGTCAAATTCACCAGAACCAACAGAGTCAGCACCGTTCCAGATATTGTTTTCAATCTTAGCAGCTACTTTACCAGCAACGTGTCCGATTAGGTAGTTAGCGAAAGACTTAGGTAATTCATCAAAGCTAGAGAATCCTTGCTCAATGCTTAACCAATCCGATTCAAAATCCTTCTTACAAAGCTCAAGGTTTACTTGAAAATCTTTTGGTTGTAAATAACGCTCAGTTAAAGTGACTGAACTAGTTGCTGTAAAATCACAAGAAGCATCGGCGATGATATCACCAACAGCTAATTTTTGCATTACTTGCTTGTACTTTACGTTTGGTTTAATAGTGATTCCACCTTTGTCGATAGTTGGAGCACTTAATAAACTCGCTGAGATAAATCCTGCAGCTTTTTCACCAGCGTAGCTAGTAGTAATTGACGTTGTAGTTGCCATAGTTTAAAATTTAAATTAATTAATTATTGTTTATTATTGGTATTAGTTGTTATTAATGTATCGGTTAACTCTTTCCTGAATAGAGCCTCCTTTACGTCCTACTCCTTTTGCAGCCTTCTTAACTACTGGAGCTTCTGGTGAATGAGTTAAACCTTTAGGCTCTGGAGCCTCTACTATTGGAGCTTCAATAACCTCTGGTTGCGTCATTGCATTTTTTAAGACCTCTTTCAACTCAGCTAATTGTTTTTCCAGCTCATCTACTCTAGAGTTCTTAGGCTCTGGAGTTGGATCTATTGACTCAGCTACTTCTTGTATAGCTTCACCAGCGTTCTCTACTGTTTCTCCTACAGATTCCACTACATCAGCTACAGTTTCTAAGGCAGCATCCTTAGCGTCATCTGCAACCTCTTTAACGTCCTCTATCACTTCAGATACAGTTTCTTTTACTTCAGTAGCTACTTCTTTAACTTCAGTAACTACGTCAGATACGATTTCCTTAGCTTCACCAGAAACAATATTCAAAGCTTCAGCTATTTTTTTCAATGTGTCTTTTGCATTCATAAATTAGGTATTTTTATAGGTTTGTACTTTATTTAAAAACAGTATTACTACGCTTTTGTTTTGAAAGTGTTTACAGATCTATATTTTGTAATCTAAATAATCTAAACCTAAAAAAGAGTGCATACCATTACTATCTATATTTATAGAATGAGACGCCCAGCCATAAGGGTGCTTAGCTTTCACTATTTCACCTTCATCGTTATAAGTGTCATTTAAGTCCCAAGCTGCATCTATATGGTATTTACTAGATAAAACTGGAGCTGTTAATTCCGTTCCGTTCTCACTGTATTCCCCTTTAATCAAAACAACGTGACCAAGCTCCACTAGTGAGTGTTTATGTGTAGCGTATTCGTTTCCGTCTTCATCTATAGCTACTCCTAGACTAGCTTTTTTAGTTTCAAATTGTTGTTTAGAATCAAACTCGTATTTACCTATTTTCATTTTATTTATTTTATATTGTTGTTAAACAAGTTAATTCCGCATCTGTAAGAGCTTCTTTAAAAACTGCTACGCATTTAGCTTTGCCGTAGAAATCTAATATATTAGATCTATTAAAAGATAAATCATTTAATCCGATAGGTGTAGAACCGCTTGTATCTGTTGCAACCTCAACCCCATTAACCCATAAAGCAAAATCATTTCCTTTGTACTTAACAGCTATTTTGTTAAAATTAGTAATTGGATAACTTGTAGTTAATAAATTTGCTTGAGTAACTGCTCCAGATTTTATCTCTGTTCTAATTCTATTAGATACACCCCCATAGAAAATTGTAACGCTATTGCTGTCTGTGCCATCTGTTAAAGATATAAATCTATTCGTTAAATCATTAGCTAAAGCTGCTATCTCTGCATATAGAACACCCTCTGTTGAGTTTATTAAATCTGAGCTACCAGCTCCAGATGCTGCATCGGCTAAACGAGTTATTTGGCTTCCGTTTGTTGGAATGTATGAAGTAGCGAAAGATTGTTGTTCAAATTGAGTACCCCAGATAAATAAAGTTGTTGTATCACTTCCATTTTGTCTGTCCAAATCAATTTCAAAACTTCCACTCGTTCCGTCTGTTGTGAATGAAAACCCTATTCTATACCAACCATTTCCATAATCTTCCAATATTTCGTTGGTTCTTGTGCCACTATCTTGTGAGCTTGAAAAGGACAAACCACTTGCACCCCATTCATAACCTTTTCTAAATAATGTTCCACCGCTAATTCTAAAACTAATTGAACTTACACCACCAACCACAATCGTGCTATTTTTTACAAAAGCACTAATACTGTAAACGGTTGAATTGCTAACTGAAATTGTTTCTCTTATTCTGTCATTTGAAGTTGAACCTAATTTAGTTGCACCGCCAGCGTTTTGTGTTCCGTCTGGACTTATAGTTTGATTGTCAAATAGTGTAGAGTTTGTTTGACTAAACTCTGTTATTGTTTGGCTATAAGGCAATAAATTAGTCGACTGCGGTTCAAATAGCCAGTGTCCTTCGCCACCAGTATAATCTATTCTAGGTAGGTTAGTGTCGTTTGTAATTTCTATTATTGAAATGTTTGATATAGATAAAGTTGTTCCACTTCCAGAAGTCCTAAAAACAATTCTATCAAAATTATTATTTGCAGTTAATGTTTCAGTAAAAGTTCCATTTTCACT